TAGTATTCAGTGTCTACCTAAATGATGTTGAAGAAGGCGGAGAAACAGAATTTTTACATCAAAAGCAAAGAGTTAAACCTGTTAAAGGTAGGATTGTTATTTGGCCAGCAGGATTTCCATATTTACACAGAGGTAATCCTCCTTTATCTGGTGAAAAATATATTTTAACAAGCTGGATGAGAGCTGGGTTTAACGGTTTTAAAAGTTTTTAAAACTAATCATAGTAATTTATAAAATTAGCCATTGCGTATCCACATTTTTTTTTCTTTTTCCCAATTGTTTTTTATATTAATATTATAAATAATATTATATCTGTTTTTATCACTTTCACTTACATCTACGTGATGGAGGATAAAGGGAGGAAAAAAATAATAATCTCCTGGCTTTGGAATAATTTTAATATTTAATTCTGGTAATATTAAAGGATTGCCTTCCGTAAGGTAAAAAATACAATGATAACTAGAATGAATGTGAGATCGTACATAATCTCCTTTTTTTATCTCATTACCCCAACCCTCTGTTATTTCTTTTTTTTCTAAAAAATATTGAAATAAATCTGGATGACTTACCTGATGTTGATTAATACAATAAGTAAAAAATTTTTTTGTAAACGGATGATCTACAAAAATAAACCAATCTGTTTTTCCACCTTTTACATTTGTTGAATAAGAATCTTTTTCTGTAATATTTTTTTTAACTTCTAGAATCATATTGTGTATGTCATCTACATAAGGAAAAGTACCAAATGTTATTTGTACTGTTCTTGGATATGACACAAGCAAAGATTGCGTATTTGTTAATCTAGGATCTTTATTTAAAAATTCTATCATTTTACTGTAATTGTTGATTGACCAAATTTAGTGGGAAATACATTAAATGTAAAGGTATATCTAGTATGTAAGCTTTTGTTTGTGTTAGTTAAATGCAACATTTTTGCTGGAAAAATAATTAATTTTCCTGCTACACTTTTTTGTTTATGAATAATAAAAGGTTTAAAGTTTTTAACTAAATTTTTTCCTTCGACATCGTACCAGTCTAAGTATTTAAATACCCATGATCCTCCCATAGATCCACCTCGTACTCTTAAAGGATGAATATTTATCCATTGATCCATCCAATCATTTAATCGATAGAAATAGGTTTCACAATCACAATTATTTAAATACCATATTGAACTAAAAACTGTATTTGCATGATCATGGGGCGTGTGAAATTCCATATGATTAGTTTTATTTGAATGAGCATTAACAATTTTTAATTCTTCTATTGAAAAGTTATGTTCCTTTGAAACTTCATACATTTTATCCATAACTATTTTAGAGGATTCAGGTAAATATTTATCAATATCCATTTCAATAGAACTTTGATTAGGTCTGGACGGAGTTGGCTTGTAATTAATTTGTTGAGCTATTTTAAAAGCCTGGCAAGTTAAATCTTCAGGCATATCAAACTCATAAATGTAAGAAGGCATAATTTCTATTTTTTTCATTTGAAATACTCTCTAGGGTCGTGTTTTATTTTATGTCCTATATAATCTAAAATAGGTTGAGGATTACAAGGGTTTGATTTTAATTCATAAGGATTAGCTTCTTTTTCTGGAACATTTGGCGCAATGTCTTTAAGATTTAAAGAAATTCCTGATCCTAAATCAAATGTACATTTAAGAAGCGGTTTTTTAGATAGTTTATAAATAACTTCACACACATCTTCTACATGAATAAAGTCTCTACTGTGGCCTTTACTAATATATTTTAATTTATTATTTTTAAATTTATAACCAAATAAAGCTTCTTTTCCATCATAAGAATCTGCATATAAATTTGTAAGTCTTAAAGATGTCCCTAAATCATTAAAATCTTCTGCTGCTCTTTTAGTTGTCGCATAAGGATTTAACCACCATTCTTTTGCTGCAGAGGTTGAAGTATAAATTGTGGGTACATCATATTTAAATACTTGTTTACTTCCCTCAACGTTAATTTCCCAATAAGCATGAGGATCTTCTATACTTTTTACAACATCAGGTTTAGCGGCTAAATGTATAATTAAATCAATATTGTCATTTGGTAGTTTAAATTTTAATATATCATTACCGTCTATAAGATCATAATGATAGACATCTTCAAAATATTTACAAAGATGTTTTCCTAACCAACCACGTGAACCTGTAATAAGTATCATATTGCTCTATGTTGTAGTATCTTTATATTAACTTTATCTTTTCTATTAGTTATCTCATTAACCTTTTTGGTTAATTTGTAAATATCTTTATAACCATTTTTATGCTCAAAAATCTTATCCAAACGATTTCCTTTGTTAGTGGTTAAATACTCAGTGTTAAATAAATTTATTTTTATTTTTGAAAAATAAGACGCTGGGGGTAAAAATAATTGATCTCTTTTTTTAAACTTTTTCCAAAAAAACCACCACATATTATTTATTTCTGCACAATTGTATCTAATCAAAAAACCCGCATACATACAAAAATGAAAATTAAAATCGTATTTTATAAATTTTAAATATCGTGTAATTTTTATTATTTCTCTTTCGTTAGCACAATTAAATAACCAATCTGTAGCTTCATCTAAATAAGTTTTCCTGAAATAATGTGAGCCCGCACTAAAATTAAATTTACTTAAAATAAAATCTAGTTTTTCAAAGATATCTTGGTTAGCCACAAAATTATAGTCCATGTAAAAACAAGGTTCTTTAAATAATTTATGAGATAATATTTTATATTTTCTTTGAGTATAAATTAAACTATGTTCTAAGGGTATTTTTATAAATTTCCATGGTCCTGATTTGTTTTTAATATCATGAGTATGAAAATAATAATATTTTATACGAGAATCAAAATAATTTTCATTTACAATAATAGGATAATTTCCTACTAAAACTTTGTAGATAATCATTTATAATACATTAATTTTCCAAATACATTGTATTCGGTAATCGTCCGTGTTTGCAAACATAGTTCCAGTATGTAATAACTGTGCCTCAAATATTACCATGCGATTAGGTTTAAATTGTACATACTGTGGTTTTGAGTCCCAAATAACAGTTCCTCCCATCCAATTTTCATCATAGATATTGTTAACAAAAAACAATGCAGTATGAGTGGCATTCACATCTTCATGAATACCACTTTTTTGATTTGCATGAAAAGCATGAGAATAAGCTCTATATAATTTTACAGGTTTATTTAATTTATTTGAAATAGTCTCTACACATTTTTTAGTATAAAAATCTTTAGTTAAATTTTTATAAATAGTATTTCTTTTATTGATCGTCCAATCTATATTTGAATCTGCAAGTATTTGCAGATAATCAGACTGGTCAAAGAAATTGTCGATAATTTTTACTTTCACGATTATAGCTTTATAAATAGCAATATGATAAAATCAATATATGCCATTAAGCTTAATTAACATAAAACCAGGATTTAACAAACAAATTACTGATACTGCGGCCGAAGGCCAATATGTAGACGGTGATTTTGTACGCTTTCGTTCAGGACTGCCTGAAAAAATTGGAGGTTGGGAAAAAATAACGGCAAACACTTTGCCAAGTGTAGCAAGAGCACAACATCAATATACAGACTTAGATGGACGAATTTATGCAGCCATAGGTACATTAAGAGGATTGTTTATATATTACCAAGAAGCTTTTTATGATATCACCCCTTTAGAGACAGCTCAAACTGGAGCAACATTTGATACAACTAACGGATCAGCTACAGTCACAGTAAATCTTAATGGACACTTATTACAACAAGGAGATTATTTTACATTTACTTCTGTAACACCTCCAACAGGTGCTGGATATACTGCAGGTAATTTTGAAGATCAAACTTTTGAAGTTGCTTCAAGAATAGATGCAAATTCATTTACAATTACTATGGCAGCAAATGCAACAGCTGACAACACAGCTGACGGTGCGGCTACAATTAATCGATATGTCAAAATTGGACCTGTCGGTCAAGCTGCAGGTTTTGGATGGGGTACAGATTTATATGGTGGAGAAAGTTCATTAGAAACACCTCTTAATGGTGGTATAAATGATTTAGTCACAACTATTACATTAACTAACACAACAGGATTTCCAACTTCTGGAACAATAAGAATAAATTCTGAAATTATAACTTATACAGGAATTTCAGGAAATGATTTAACAGGATGTACTAGAGGAACACAAAGTACAACTCCAGCATCTCATTCAGATGGCGTAGGAGTTGTTGCACTTACAGGTTGGGGTGATGTATCACTAGCTGGTGGAACATCCATTGATCCAGGTAACTGGTCACTTGATAATTTTGGGCAAATACTTATTGCAACTATATTTGATGGTAGAACATTTACTTGGCAACCTATACAAAATACAGCGAATGCTTTAACAATTAGAGCAACAGTAATGTCAGGAGCACCCACAAAATCAATTATGACAATTGTGTCGGATCAAGATAGACATCTTATTCATCTTGGAACAGAAACGACTATTGGACAAACTACTACGCAAGATAAAATGTTTATTAGGTTTTCTGATCAAGAAAATTTTTCAGTATATGAACCTACATCAATAAATACCGCAGGTACATTCAGAATAGATGACGGAACAGAAATACGTGCAGCTATTAGAGCAAAAGATTACATATTAGTTACCACAGATACTGCAGCTTATACTATTCAATATGTAGGAGCACCATTTACCTTTAGTATAAGAAAAGTTGGATCTAATTGTGGATGCATGGGTCCACATGCGATGCAATTTAAAGACGGTATTGTTTATTGGATGGATGACTCTGGGGGTTTTAATTACTTTGATGGAACCGTAAAAACATTAGATTGTTCGGTTGAAGATTTTGTATTTACTCAAAACAATCCTGGTGATCTTGGATTTAATTATGGATCAGGAAAACTTGTTTATGCAGGTAACAATTGTTTGTACGGTGAAGTGACATGGTATTATCCATCAGCTAATTCAGAAGTTATAGATAGATCTGTTACTTGGAACAGAGGTGAGAATTGTTGGTACACAAGTTCATTGGCAAGGACAACAGCTAATGACGCACATTTATTTGAAGTGCCTTACAAAACAGAATTTAATCAAACTGGAACACCTACTTTTCCAACTATACAAGGTGTAAGTAATATTAACGGTTCAACAACTTATTATGCGCATGAAACAGGAACAGATCAAGTAGAAGGAAATACAATTACAGCTATTGAAGCATTTGTTGAGTCTGGTGATTTTATGCTTCATATAGATGGAGATGGTGAAGTGTTTACAAAAATAAGAAGATTTATACCTGATTTTAAAAGACTACAAGGTGATGCGCAAATAACGATTAATTTAAAAGATTATCCTACAGACACTGCTTCATCTTCTTTATTAGGTCCTTTTAACATTACAAGTTCAACTAATAAAGTGGACACTAGAGCTAGAGGACGAGCTGCTAGTTTAAAAATTGCTAACACATCTTCAGGTCAAACTTGGAGATATGGAACATTTAGAGCAGATGTACAACCAGATGGAAGAAGATAATGGCTAAAATAAATGTATACGTTCCAGAACCAACCCCTGTTTATGATCAGAGTAATCAACAACAACAACTACAGGCATTAGATCAAATTAAAGATCAATTGAATTTTTCGTTTCAAGAAGAACTAAAACAAGAGATGCAAAGATTTAGTTGGTATAACGCAAGGTACGGTTGTTAATGAGTTGTAATAATGTAAATATTGAAGATTTTCAACTAGGTGTTGCTAGTGGAGATTTATCTCCTAGTTACAAACAAGTTTTCAAGTTTGGTCAAAATGCAAGTGTTGGAAATAGTATTGAAACAATTTGGCTTGAAGGAGGTCTGTATGTCTATCCTCCTAGTGCAACAACCATGACGGTATCTAGTTCTGATGCAAATGATACTTCTGCTGGAACAGGTGCAAGAACAATTCAAATTTCTGGATTAGATGCAAGTTATAATGAAGTTTCAGAAACTATAACGATGAATGGTCAAACTGCTGTTACTACATCTAATACTTATTTAAGAGTTAATAGAGCATTAGTTTTAACAGCAGGAAGTAATGGAGTAAATGCAGGAATTATATATGTAGGAACAGGAACAGTAACATCAGGAGTTCCTGCAAATAAATATACTACAATCAATGGAGATGGTACGAATCAAACACTTCAAGCAT